GTTTTCAGGTTCGGGTTCTGGTAGGTCAGTTGTAGGTTCTACTTCAGGTTCTATTTGTTGTGTAGGTTCTACCTCAGGTTCCCTTTGTTGTGTTGGTTCTGTTTCAGGTTCCACTTCAGGTTCCCTTTGTTGTGTTGGTTCTGTTTCAGGTTCCACTTCAGGTTCTCTCTGTTGTGTTGGTTCTGGCTCCTGAGTTTGTGGTTCAGGTGTAGATGTCCAATCTGAAGTAACATAAGTTACAGACATTGATCTATCATTACCCTCTTTATAACCTTCTCTTTTTTGGTCAAAAGTTTCCTCATCAAATATTTCCACTTGGTTCATTCGTGCAACCATAAAGGTTCTCCAATTATTTTTATGAAAACCCGTTTTTGATCTTGATGGTTCGTCAACCCACGCTCTTACGACCATGTTTCCTTTTTTTGATAAACCAAGAGCAACCAACTCGGCCTTTACTCTTCTACCTGGTTGAACAGTACCCCTTGGTCCATTATAGAAAAAGGACACTGGGTTTCTTTTTTTAACTGCGTTTGCAATAGAACCCGGCCTTGATGAGTTGTTAGATAGATATGGTGGAACTTTTTGTTCACCAATCAAGAATTTATATATGTCTTTAAATAACTTCATTAAAAATCGGGGTATGTTTTAGTTTCAGAAAAGAAATTTCTGTTAATACCGTCAACACGAGTGTTAATGTCGGTTAGTCCCCCTATTTTACCATTATTCTCACCCTTACCTAATTCATCACCATCTGATAGTGCGTTGGTGTGGGTAGAGTTGTAACCATCACTCTCATTATATGTGTTTCTACTTGTATTGTCAGTTCGTGTGTTAATGTCTGTTAATCCTCCGACGGACGAGACGTTTTCACCTTTACCTAATTCGTCTCCGTCAGATAATGCATTAGGGTGTACTAAACTGTAACCATTTGAACTATCATAAGTATTTCTATTAACCAAGTCGGTTCTTGTGTTAATGTCGGTTAATCCACCCACATTTCCACTGTTCTCACCTTTACCTAACTCATCACCATCCGATAACGCGTTTTCGTGAGCTGTACCGTACCCATTTGATTCGTTGTAAGTATTTCTACCTGTATTATCTGTTCTTGTGTTAATATCAGTTAATCCACCGATTTTACCACTATTTTCACCTTTACCCAATTCATCTCCGTCAGATATTGCATTGGGATGTCCAATACTATATCCGTTATCAATTGTGTATGGGTTTCTTTTAATATTTTCTTGTCTTTGGGTTATATCTGTTTTCGTACCTATATTACCGTTGTTTTCACCACGACCTAAATCATCACCATCTGATAACGCATTTGGGTTTGACAAACCGTATGGTGAGTTACTACCATATGTGTTTCTACCTAAAACATCTATTCTACTTTGGATGTCAATACTACTACCGACCTTTCCATTATTATCTCCCTTCCCCGATTCGTCACCATCAGATAGTGCATTGGGGTGAGTTGTGTTGTAGGATTTAAGACTTTTATATTCATTCCTTGCCAATGCGTCTTCCCTAAATTTATCAGATATTAATTCTATTTGACTTGCCATTATAATAAACCTTTTATTCTTTTTATCTCCTCAAAAACACCAAGAGATGTTAGTGGAGAGACAGATGTTTTATCAGAATTAGATTTCAACATATTAGTAGGAACACGATTGGTACTTCTTTTTGTGTGTTTCTTTAAAAAACTGTTTTGTCTAATGTCATCTATTTGACCAATCTTGTTTGCTTTCTGTTGAGACTTCTTATTATTCTTAATTAAATCTCTTTCACCATTTAAATGTGTTTCTCCCCATTGTAACATTAGATCACCACCCATAAGTTTAAATTGGATACTGTCTTTTAGTTCGGGTTTCTTTAAATCGTATATAATTGATTTTAATTGACTGTAACTAACGTTTTTGGTTTTAATTAAACCCTTCGATCTTTGAACACCCACAACAGATTTATCTTTCAACGACGTTATCACACCATGGATGTAATTGAATACGTTGTCAGGTAATTTAAAAATTCTATTTTGTAGTTTACTGTTACTCATTCTAACTTAGATATTCTTTTATGTCATCAATTGTAAGTTTATGGTTCTTTAATGAGTTTTTCAAAGAAGTCAACTGTCTCTTAATGATTGGGTTAATGTCTTTTTTTTCATTACTTACAATTTCATCATCACCATTTTTTTTACTTAGGATGGTTTCCATATAATCTTTCATGAATTTCTTAGGATCTTCAACTAATCTAACTTTATCCTTAGGTAGTTTTTCATCATACCCCATTTTTTCAAGTCTTTCCATCGCATCTTCATGACTAAGGTTTAATTCACCCGTAAAATGTTTATATGCTTCTTTGAAGTTGTCATCATCACCTAACGTATCGTCATATCCGAGAGATTTACTCATATCCGATTCTGCCCAATATCTTAATGATGTGTGGGTTCCGTGAACACCATGTGTTCCCATTTGACCCGCATATCCTTTTGCTGTTTGGTTGGTTGTTTTTCTGGATGTTACACCCTTCGTATTAGCGTCGGTCGCTTTACCACCTCGTTGGATGTTTCCTTTGGCATCAACAATTTCGTCCACATCACTCTCTTCTTCAACATCTTCAGGAATTTTTTTAAAGTTTGTAACAGACGACATTTCATCGGCCATTTTTTTCCATTTATCCCTTTCTTTCTTACTCAGACTCTTATCTGTGGACTTTGCGTAGAAAAAACGTTGTTGTTTTTTGGACGAAAATTTCTCCACAATTATCTGTTTTATAAAATTATTCATAGAATATACTTTTATTATAAATATCAAATGTTATGAAAGATATTTATTAAGATATGAATAGTCAGGATATTTTAAGAAATTTAGGGGTTAGTTTGGATGTTGTGTTGGATAATTCGGAGACATACGACTACGAATTGGCATCATTTAATGATGATTATGACAATAAGGTCATTGACTTTACAAACGCGTTAATCTTCGATACGGTACCCATAAACGGTAGTTTAGAGAACTTTAGTACCAATAAAAATACAATCACCTTGTGTGAAATTGACAACACGATCAACGACGAAAATTATATATACTCGGGAATAACGTGGATTGTTAATTTTAATGATTTTACCGAATATTTTGACACAGAAACCGTTATATATGAAAATATTCAACTAAATAATGATGTTTACACCTACACAGGTTATGTAAATGAAACACATTATTTTAAAATTTGTGAATTTAATCAATCATTACCGTAATTAACAATGTTTTTACTATTTATATAGAAAAGTAATAATGGCGTTAGAAATCACAGGATTTACGAAAAACATCATCGAGTGTCAATCAACATTATCGGGTGAGTGTTGCCCCATTGACACTAAATTATCAGTCAAACCATGGGCGTATAAAATTAACACACATGGTTTGACTGATAATTGTGAATTTATAGTAAAAAGAAGACCCGAAAAGGGTTGGTCATTAGACTTCGTATTTAATCGTGAAACTTTACCGTGGTCCTCAGGTGGACCTTTTTATTTTTTAGGTGTTAGAGAAGAAAACAACGCACCACTTTATGCGGACAATAACCTCTCATTTAGATTTACCTCAGACGGGAAAATCGAATGGAGATCCTATAGATACTCGGGGGAGTGTACAAACGAATCTTATGTTGAGACGTTTTACGTTTCTTCAGGTCAAACACCCACATTATGTACTGATGGGACTTTAAAAGATTTTAACATAACCATTGTATTTGATCGACATTTAAGGCACACAGATTGTGAGATTGAAAATGCCGGTGGTTGGAACGACCTAATAACTGGGGAGACAATAACAAACGCACGTGCGGTGACACTTTCAGGTGCTACCAAGAATAGACAATATATTGAAGAACTAAATAAAGATTGGAATGACGAGCGTTACGCACGGTTAGGTGTTTTAAAAATATACCTAAATGGTCGTCCTATTTATAAAATTGATAATTGGGAGGAAATTATTCCTTCTAACCGAGGTACTCAACCATTTATACAATTATGGGGTGGAGGTGCGTCAGGTTCAGGTGGTATTCATACAGGTATTAATAGTTTTAACCTAAAAAGAATAAAATATATTGAAGAACCATTAAATGCATTACAAGTTAAACATCATTATTTGGTGTCTACAAAACCTAACTATACAATAGATGAGTGTGTTACACCATGTGTGGAAACAATAACGCAATATGTGGATCCAACATATTCGGTTGAAACTTTATTCACCGTACCAACAAACAATAATTGGACATATGGGGGACCAGTAAACATTCCAATTACCAACACTCTATTATCACCAGGTGACCAAATGACACACACAATTACGGTGGATCAACCCGGAGGTTTTAATAGTGTGAGTGAGATTGTTTTCAGTGTTGGTGGTGGTACCCCACTATATGGTGTGAATAGTGGAGAAACCATTTACTTTGGAGACCACACATTAAATGTTATATTAATTTCAGGAACAATAACAATTGCATATACACACGTAATGGAAACAAATAATCTGGTCCAATTAATAACAATATCATCTTTTAATTCAGACGCATAAAAATAAAAAATAATATGGCACCTAAGAACGTAACCCCAAAGTTGGATGACAATTCCGGAATGACCATTAATATAAAATGGTTAATTCAGATAATAATTGTTATTGCATTAGCAACTTGGGGGTATGCCACCATTAACGAACGAATAACCAATAATGAAGGGGATAATAAATCGTTAAGGGGAAATCAAAATAATTACATATTTCCAGATATAAGAGAATTACAAGAAAAAGTAATAAACTTAGAAAAAGAGGTTTTGGTTTTAGAAACAGAATTAAAACATTACAAATAAATAAAAACTATAAAATAATGGATATTTATTAATATGGAGTTTTTTATAAGAAAAGGGTCAACAGATCCGTTATTAAAATTAAGGTTAGTTGATGATGGTCGAAATGATAAATCGTCATTTAATGATCTTTTGGAAAATAGTGACATTACATTCGATATGTTTGAAGTGGAGACTGAGGTCCCCGTTATTTTAGGTGGGGTGTGTAATCTTACGACTCGAACTAAAAAGTATGACCAAACTACCGACGAATATTATATTACGTATCGGTTCACTTCGGATCAAACATTAGAGGTGGGTAAGTTTGAAGGGGTTGTGAGAATACAATTTCTTGACACAAACCTACAACCAACAGAGGAACTGATTGTTCCAATCAAAGAAAAACTATTCATTAATATTATTTAATTAATCCTTCGGGAATTGATTATTTAGTATTTTTTTGTTATATTTGTAGCAAGACTAACTACATCGTCCAATGATGGTGTAAGATAATGTGTCAACTAATTAAAAACACAAATAACAATGAATAAAGAGATAATCTCACAAGAGGTAATCGAGGAATTTCTAAATGGTTCCGATCCCGAAATGTATATCGTAGGAATAGAGTACGAATACAAAAGCAACACAATTTACAAAATTATACAAGACCCCGAAAAAGGTAAGATTATTCGAAAGGATACCTTGACCCCATTTCTTTGGGTAAGTGATATTAGTGATTTAAATTTTTATGGAAAAGACAAAGGTCGACAACGTAGAAAGATGCTTGAATACGGTATTAAGATTGAAAAATTGGAAGATAAGGGTCATCAACGACTTATTGACGGTTACAACTATATTGTAAAAAGTACAAAAGGTTATGGTCCATTATTGGATTTCTTCAGACAGGGTGGTATTAATCCGTGGGATGATGAGGTAAGAAATCGGTTTATCTTATTAAACCCAAAAGAACAGTTCCTTATCCAAAAACAAAAAAGACTCTTTAAGGGGTTAGAAGAATATTCCGACGTACATCGTTTAGTATTTGATATTGAAACAACGGGTCTTGATCCTGAGGTGGATAGAATTATTCTTATTGGGATGAAGGATAATCGAGATTTCGTTCAGATAATTGATGCGTTCGGTGATGATGGTGAGGCGAGGTGTATTATTGAGTTCTTTAAACACTTAAGAGATTTGAAACCCACAACGATTGCTGGTTATAACTCATCATTCTTTGATTTTCCTTTTATATTAACAAGATGTAGAAAATTGGGTATTGACCCTAAGGAACACACACAGATATTTCACGCACAAGGAATTAAGGAGCGTGACGGAATGTTAAAATTGGCTAATGAGGTTGAGTACTACACACAACACATTATTTGGGGGATGAATATCCTCGATATTGCACATTCGGTTCGTAGATCTCAAGCAATCAACTCCGACATTAAATCGTGGGGGTTAAAGTATATAACAAAATACCTTGGTGCTGAAAAGAAGAATCGTGTATATGTTGAGGGATCACAAATTTCAAATATATACATTGATAATGAAAGTTATTATATGAACCCCGAGACAGGTAAGTATAAAAAAGTTGGTTCACCTGGTACTGAAAATCTTTTAGAGAGATTCCCAAATGTGTATGAAATTTGGTCAGGTAGTAAGATTGTTAAACAGTATCTTGAAGATGATTTATATGAAACTATGGTTGTCGATGATTCATTTAGTCAATCAACGTTTTTATTATCTAAGGTGGTACCCGCAACTTATGAAAGAGTGTCAACCATGGGTACTGCAACCCTATGGAAACTAATAATGTTAGCTTGGTCATATAAACATGATTTAGCAATACCTAAAAAGGATGAACGTAGAGTGTTCACTGGTGGATTATCAAGGTTACTAAATGTTGGGTATGAAACTAACGTAGTTAAGTTTGATTATTCTTCATTATATCCTTCAATTCAATTAGTATATGACGTATTTCCGGATTGTGATGTAATGGGTGTTCAGAAGTCGATGTTGAAGTACTTCCGTGATGTTCGTATAAATTATAAACTATTGGCCGCGGAACATTATAAAACAGATCCTGTACTCTCAGAGAAATATAATAGAAAACAACTACCTATAAAGATTTTTATTAATGCTTATTTTGGTTCTTTATCGGCACCTCACGTATTCCCATGGGGTGATATGGATATTGGTGAAACCATTACGTGTGTTGGTAGACAAAGTCTTAGAATGATGATTATGTATTTTCAGGGTATTGGTTATAAACCACTTGTAATGGATACGGATGGTGTTAACTTCTCAGCACCTAAAGATATGGAAAGTCGTAAATACGTGGGTAAGGGATTAAATGGACTTGTTATTAAGGATAAAGAATATGAGGGTCTTGAAGCCGACACGGCAGAATTTAATGATATCTTTATGAGAGGTGAAATGGGCCTTGATATTGATTATGTTTGTCCTGCAACTATTAATCTTGCAAGGAAAAACTATGTTCTAAAGAAACCTGACGGAGGTATAAAATTAACGGGTAACACAATTAAGTCAAAAAATCTTTCAGGATATATTGTTGATTTTCTTGATAAAGGTTTAAAGTTATTACTTGACGGTAAGGGTCATGAATTTATTGAATATTATTACAGTTATCTTGAAACAATATATACTCGGGAAATACCATTAGCAAAGATCGCCAATAAATCGAGGGTTAAACAGTCAATTGATGATTATAAAAAACACACACAGAAAAGAACAAAAAGTGGATCTTTAATGTCTCGAAAAGCACACATGGAGTTAATCATGGTTAATGGATATAATGCCGGACTTGGAGAAACGATTTTTTATGTGAATAATGGCACTGCGAAATCCCATGGAGACGTTTCAAAGAAACCGAAGACAGACGAAGTAAGGATTAATTGTTTTATGATTACAGAAAAAGAAATGTCTGACAATCCCGATATGAAAGGTGAATACAACATTGCTCGATATGTAAACACATTTAACAAAAGAATAGAACCACTTATGGTCGTCTTTAGTCCTGAAATACGTAATGATATAATGGTGGACAATCCTGAGAAAAGACAATACTTTACACCTACACAATGTAAGTTAGATTCGGGTAATCCTATGAAAGAGGGTGGACAAGATAACTTCGATGAAGTAATGACTCTTTCTGAGACTGAAATTATTTTTTGGAATAAGATTAAGAGGGACCCATTCTTCCTATACTTAGACGACAGTCTTCAACACATTGATCAACATTGGGTTAAACACAATAGAAGTCTATTGGATTTTGAAATTGAGGAATAATTAAAGGGGGTTGAAATAATACCCCTTTATTTTTTATATTCCGAGGAATGGTGATTGGAATGGTCTGTATTTAAGTGATTTATTTAAGTTTTCGGCTTCATTACCTTTCCTTTCTAACATTTTGTCAGGTCGTAGTCGTTCCAATCGTTGGGTTAATTCTTCAACAAGTTTAGTTTTTTCATCTTTACCTTCGGTTAAGAGTGAATTATAATCCAATTTAACCTCACTATCTGGAACTCTTAGGTCTCCAGAGAATTTAGAATAAACCCTACCCAATCCTTCTTTGGAATATGCAATTAAATACTTACGTACCCAATTCTGTGCGGGTCTATTAAGTGTTTCCCATGTAAGTTCTTCAGTTTCAACATCGGATGGTAATTTTATAATGTCTTTGTTTTTAGCTAAACAGTCGGCACGATCATGTGTGTCATAATACCAATACCATACGTAATAATTGTGTTTATGTATTGAACCAAAATCAAATCTACCCCCAGGTGTATTATAAAGATGGACGTGTTTTTTTCCTTCAGGACCTGCAGTAACACGATAGGTAAGTTCACCACCAATTAAACGGTTTTTTAAACCTCTATCTTGCATTCTTGCTAATAAATCATAAGCTGGCATCATAAAGTAAGAACCTGATGTTCCCATTTGTGCAAATCCACCAACACCACCAGAACCAACACCACCAAGACCACCAAATCCACCTAAAAATGGATCCACGATTGAATCAGTTAATTCCGCTCTTGTAAACCAAAGAAGTTCGTTAAGTTCCCTTCCCGCTTCAATTTCGTACATTTGTTGGTTAGCCACCAATGTTATTTTACCTAATTTTAATTCTGAATCACCACCAGTTTGAAGACCAACAATTTTAGAATATGCGTGTGAATATTGTGTTTCATAGTCAACCGATCTCGTAGTGAACGCTCTTGTTAAGGATTGTGTATCAACATTTAACCCAGCTAATGATGACCACTGTGATTCGATTAACCAATCACTTACATATTGTTCATATTCGTCAAGAGATAACTCAAGGAACGTATCCATCTGTTCTTCAGTCAACTCAATAGAACGAATTGGCATACCTAAAAGATGGAAAACCTGTGAATATAACTTTTCTTTGTTTGTTGGCGTTATAATTGTGCTTGGCATATATTGCTTGATTTATTCATATAAATAGTTTATATTTGAAATAAACACAGTTTTAATTATGGTAACAGAAGAACAATTAGAGAATATTAGAAAAAAACACAAAAAAGAAGTACAAAAGAACCCTCCAACGTTAAACATATGGAGATATATTAATAGTGTGCCCCACTTAAGAAAAAAACTGAGTTGGGGAATAATGTCAATAATTAGGGGTATTTGGGAGGAACGTGGTTTACCGAGGTATGGCCGGATTGTTAATAATGATGGTTCGACATCTGACGTGGGAGTTTATGATTATAATCCTAATAGTAATAAATATGACCATAGAACTGGAACAAACTACACAAACACAAATTACAGCCAACACGAATTTTTAGAAAAGATCTTAAAATTATTGTATGGTTATGTATTACCATATGAGATAGATTCCAACGGAGGATTTATCGAAGATACTGTGGTGGATACAATAGATGAGTTTCTTAAACATTTATATAACCATAGATTCGAAATATTTGATGATGGGAAAATAAAAGATTCCTTAGATGATATTAAAACCAGATGTGTTGGTGTAGGAAACAAGTCACAAAAATTGATTGAACATAACCACAAACTAATATGGGCCGATTCAATTAGTTATGTGGATGATGATATTCTAACGGGTGGTAGTTCTCAAGATTTCAAAGGGATTGATGGGGTAATTAAATTTGTTGATCGTGAAGAAACTAATCAAGTTAAGGCGTGTGGTGGTTGGTCAATTACTTCAGAAGGTAATTACAAAGTAAAAGTAACAACATCAATGTCACAATATAGTGAGATTGATTATATCTCATTTACCCATAAAGGTGAAATAATCGTTTTTAAAATAAACATGGATTTGATCGAAAGAACACACAGTGATAATGTTTATTTCACTTTTGATTCTTCGTTATTGTTTTTTACCAATAGACCTGATTAAATCCGAAGCAAAATTTTCAGAGTATTCACCATCACCCATTACTTGGTCAATTACACTTTTCTTCTTTTGTAGAATATTGTAGATTGTCATTTCAATAGTATTTTCAAAAACAGGATAATAAACTAACACACTATTTTTTTGACCAAAACGATATGCCCTATCTTCTGCTTGTGAATGATCTGCCGGTACAAAAGATAAATCATTCATAATAACAACGTCAGCGGCAGTAAGTGTAATTCCCACACCCGCAGCTTTGATGTTCCCAATGAATATCTTTACTTTATCATCATTTTGAAACCTATCCACCGAGTCTTGTCTTTTATCTTTGGACATTCTACCATCAAGAACTACGCATTTTTTTTTGTATTTCTCCCTTAACATATCTAAAGAAACGGTGAAATTTGTGAAAACAATTACTTTATGACCCTGTTCCAAAACATTATCAATTAACTCACACGTATGTTCTACTTTATCGATAGCTATTAACTGACGTAACCTCATTAAACGACTAAGTGTTACTGTCATACTTTCCTTCTTTTTCTGTTCCTCTGTGATCCTTAAAAACTCTGTCAATTCATCATCATAAAATGAACTCTTCATTTCCAACCATATTGGAGATATAATTTTCTCAGGTAAATCAAGAACATCGGTCTTCAATCTTCGTAAGATAACCGCCTTTGTTTGGTCTCTAAGTTCATTAAGATTACTTGCGCCACTTGTGTTCCATATTTTTCTACCACCCACACTAAATTGGTATCCCTTACAATATCGAATTACATAACCCTTCCAATTTAAAGTTAGGGGTGATTTAACAATCTTAAGAAGGTTAAAGAAATTTATTGGTCTCGACGTTATTGGTGTCCCCGTAAGTAACCATACTTTAGGAATCTTATTTAGAATGTCATTTAATAGTTTAGTTCTTTGAGCTGTTGAGTTTGAAATGTAGTGAGCTTCATCTACAATTGCCAAATCAAAACTTTCATTTATAATTGTTTGGTAACCTTCACTTTCTACGTTATTTTCGGTGGTGTGAAAGTTCTTTAAGATATCATAATTTATAATATAATATTTAAAGGTTGATCCCCATTTTTTACCCTCAACAATTAAAACATCATCCTTAGTATAGAATTCAATTTCTCTTTTCCAATTAATTTTTAATGATGCAGGACACACAATTAATACTTTCTTTACATCACTTTCCATCGTTGCAATAACCGCACTTGTTGTTTTACCAAGACCCATATCATCAGCCAAAATAAAATGACTATTTGCAAGTAATTTTTCAATTGCCATTTTTTGGTGTTCCATTGGTGGTCGGTGATCATATGGTGAATAATCTATTTCCCTATCCAACGTCTTCTCTTCTTGTATAACTGATGACTTTGGTAACCACATAGACATAAGTGGTAGGTCTTTGTTAATATTACCCCATATATTAAACGCCTTTTCACTTTCACATAGGAGTTTTTCTACCCAAACATATTTCACTGGTTCCGTTAACAATCTGTCTTCCATTATTTTCTTCCCAAAGTGTTCAGAAATTTCCACGTATTTGCGTGCTATTTTAGGGACCGTTTCCCAGTGTTTTAGTACGTAATCTGATTGTGGGCGGGTAAGAGTGTGATTTTTTGATGTTTCAAACTTTCTTTTCCATGATATTATTTGGTTGTTATAACCCGTGTATCCCGTTACAATTTCCCTTGCCTCAATTTCTGGTATCTGTCTTTCCATATAATATATTAAATATAACGAAATCAAATCACATTTTAAACTATTTATGGGTATGAGTAAAAAGGTTCCAATTACAAGACTAAGTAAATTCTTTTCAACTGAGGATTTTGACCTGAATATACAAATGGGTGAGGAATACCTTCATGGTGACCTCAATATGAAGTTGGTTCTTTATCGTGTTGATCACGATAGTACCGACACCGATGCTGTATATGCAGAAGTTGGTCAGGACCAAATAAAGTTTTACCCACCTGTGGAATTTAATGCGTTGGTTAAAGTCGATCAACCAAAAAACAGCACATATAAAAGTGGTATGGTTAGGTACAATGAACCCGGTAACTTAACGTTATCCGTTTATTTAAAACATTTGAGTGATATGGGGATTGACCTAAAGTACGGAGATTTCGTCGGTTATCCTGAAACAGAAGAAAAGGTTAGATATTATACGGTGGTTAATGATGGAAAAGTAACATCGGACAGTAAACACAATATGTTTGGTTTTAAACCATTCTATAGAACCATAACATGTGTTCCGGCACAAGAAGTAGAATTTAGAGGAGTATAATGGCAACCCCAAAAAAGAAAAACAATATTAGTGTTTACCAAGGAAATGAAATGGTTGACAGGAGACAGGAACTTTTAGATAAGATTACTCAAGGTGATTCTTATTTACCTGATTCGGTTTTGCACGATGATTTGGATTTAGGTATGTTGGACTTTGTAAAGGAAAACTTTAAAGTTGTTTCTGACGGTGATGAGATACCCGTAATACCAAAAATATTAACAATGCAAAGATGGGGTGAGTTCACAAATACGTGGGACATTTCAGATTTAGATGGTAACATAAAATTACCATTTATTAGTGTAATTAGAAAACCTGACGTACAACCAGGTACTAACCCAAGCCTACAAAGAACAATCCCCGATAGACAACAATTTCATTATGCGTCTGTCCCTACGTGGAACGGTACTCAAATGGGTGCCGACATTTATAGAATACCACAACCAGTTGCGGTTGACATATCCTATGAAGTTATAATACTATGCACTCGATTCAGAGATTTAAATAAATTCAATCAAATAGTTTTACAGAAGTTTTCATCTCGTCAAGCATATACAATGGTTAAGGGACATTATGTTCCGATTGTTTTAGATAGTGTGGAAGATAACTCACCGTTTGATCTTGAATCACGTAAGTTTTATTTACAAACTTATAAATTCACTTTACTTGGATTCTTAATTGATGAGGAAGAGTTTGATGTTAAACCGGCGGTTAGTCGACTTTTTCTTATGAACGAATTTATAAAGTCAAATAACTACGAAAAGAAATTCATGACTAAGAACCTTGAGATCACAATCGCTAAGTACACTGCGAATGGGACCAATACCGTGTTTAGTGTGGGTGAATCTATTGGAATACTTTTTACCGTTGAGATTAATGGTATTGTCCAAACAAGGGATGACGATTATTATCACGTGGGGTATACTTCAAAAATATCTTTTAGTTCACCACCAAGTGATGGTTCTATAATTACAATAAAATATTACAAGGGTAAATCAAACGTTTTTATTGATAGTTCGGGTAACCCAAGACAAGTTTCTACAGAAAATTTTGAATATACTGGTGACTCATTAACATTTACAATGACAAACATAATTGACAGTGTGGTTAGTTTCGATCTAAATGGTTTAACACAATTAGAAGGTGAAGCATTTGAAATTTCAGGTATAACTACCATATTATTATTAGGTGCACCTCGTGTTGGTACAATTGTAGGTATTACTTATCTACATTAATTACTCCCCGTAAAGACCGTCTTTTTTGATATTACAATGTCGATCTATCCATTTTTCAACAACACTATACATCTTTAAACCATTACTATCACAATATCTTTTTAGTTTATTATGATGTTCCTCACCTATTTTAAGGTTTTTACTGTTTTTGTTTCCCATAAAGATAAATATAGATAAAAAAGGATCCTTAAATATACCCAAATAAAAAACAATCGATCTCTTTACTAAAAAACAGGATATTTATAAGAAACAATAAATATATTTAACTAAAGTAATCAATGGCAAATTCAAACAGAGTATTCGTTTCTCCGGGTGTTTATACATCAGAGAAAGATTTAACGTTCGTAGCTCAAAGTGTGGGTGTAACTACATTGGGATTAGCGGGTGAGACTATACAAGGTCCAGCGTTCGAACCAATACTAATAAGAAATTTTGACGAATTCAAAACATACTTCGGACCAACTTCTCCGACTAAATATTCGGATGGGAATCCTAAATATGAATTAGGGTATGTTGCGAAGTCGTATTTACAAGAATCAAATCAACTTTTTGTAACAAGAGTTTTAGGTCTAACAGGGTATAAACCTGCAAATACCGTAACAATAAAAACATTAGGTGGTGTTACAGTAGACACTAATAGTCTAACAACATCATCAATCGAAACACTTACAACCATTAATATTATATCAACATCTTCTTTTATAGGTGATTTAAATGGTAAGTTATCAACTGACGGAACAACCGTACAGGATTTTATTGAGAGTATTCCAGTTGTTGTTGGTAAGTGGTTTACTATTGGACATGTGGAATCATCTGATACTGCGGGTTTATTAGATGCGGATCAAGTTACTGGACCAATTGGAAGTAATTCAACAACTAATTGGTACAATGTATTTTTTAAGGAAAATGGTTCAAATGTAATTGACGGTGTTCACTCTTATCTTTTTATATATGATGTAACGGGTGGATGGAAAATTACACAATATGAGTATTCTGCGGAAGAAAATGAATATGGTGGTCAAGTAGCGGTAACTTTCAGATCAAGAGGTTCATATGTTGGACAAACACTTAATTTAGAAGTACCAGTGGCTAATAACACAAACGTAACGTGTACTGGCCCAATATCAAGTAACCCATTGGGTGAATTCACATTTGATGTGACGGGATCTACAAGTGGTGCAAAAAAATATACTTTAAGTTTAGATCAAACATCAAACAAATATGTAACTAAAGTTTTAGGTACAACAGTATTTGGAAAAAACAGAAAAGACATTCCTCTTTATGTAAAAGAAGTTTTTCCTAAAACATTAAAAACACTTCACGAAAAAGGTTTGGTAAGAGGTTTAGATACCACACTTACTTACACTAATGAAGGTAGTAATTTTGTGGGTCAGTGGGAAACACCGGCATCACCAGTAATTGTATCTGAAGTACGAGGTGGAACTGTTAATGATTTATTTAACTTCATTAGTATTTCTGACGGTGACGCAGCAAACACACAAGTTAAAATCACGTTCCAAAATATTGATCTTGAAACGGGAGATTTTGATATTATAATTAGAGACTTCAATGATAAAGACGATAATCTAAATGTACTTGAGAAATTTACAAGATGTACTATGAATCCTGATTTACCGGGTTATGTAGCAAAAAAACTTGGAACTTCAGATGGTGAGTATGAGTTGAGGTCTAAATATGTAATGTTAAACTTATCAGTAAACGCACCTGTTGATGCGGTACCTGCGGGATTCAAGGGATACAATTCCCATTCTTTTGGTAATGCAACTCAAGGTAGTATACTTTATAAAACAGATTATAATCTTGCTGGAGGTGTAACAGGTTACACTGATAATGGTGAGGCTAAAACGGTAAATGCCGACAAAATAAGAAAAGTTTCTCTTGGAATATCATCTCAAATTGGTTTTGATAGTGATATCTTAGAATATAAAGGTGTTGGTGGTTCAGGTAAAACCCATGGTTTCCACTTATCAACAAACGCATCAACTATCGTAGGTGATACAGTATATAAAACTACGTCTTACGATTTAGAAGGTACTGATAAAGGTTTATTAGAAACTAAACAATACAGACAATTCACATTAGCTGTGGCTGGAGGTTTTGATGGTTGGGATATCTATAGAGGTACAAGAACAAACGGAGATGGTTACGTTTACGGTAAAAACACCTATGTAAGTGGTAACACAAACAACAATGGTGTGTTCAGTACGTCAGTTGGTAATTCTGATTATTATGCTTACTTACAAGCTATTGAAACATTCTCTAATCCTGAATCTGTAGATATTAACATATTTGCAACACCAGGTATTGATTTTGTAAACCATAGTTCATTGGTAAACAACACAATTGAAATGATTGAAGGTGATAGAGCAGATTCACTTTATATAATTAATCCACCTAACACCGATACTGTTGATGAAATAATCGACCAATTGGATAATGTTGAGATGGACACTAACTATTCGGCAACTTATTGGCCTTGGATTCAAGTACGTGACACGGATAATGCAACACAAATATACTTACCACCAACAGGGGAAGTTCTTAAAAATATTGCATTGACCGATAATGTATCTTACCCATGGTTCGCAGTGGCAGGTTACTCAAGAGGTTTAGTAAACGCGATTAAAGCGAAGAAAAAACTTACTTTAGAAAATAGAGATGATTTATATAAAGCAAGAATTAATCCAATTGCAACATTCTCAGACACAGGTACTATTATTTGGGGTAACAAAACTCTACAGGTTAGAGAATCGGCACTTGATAGAATCAATGTAAGAAGATTATTGTTAAGAGCAAGAAAACTAATTTCGGCAGTTGCTGTACGTTTGTTATTTGAACAAAACGACGAACAAGTTAGAAATGAATTCTTAAGATTGGTTAATCCTATTTTGGAGTCAATTAAAAAGGAAAGAGGACTTTATGAATTCCGTGTGGTTGTATCAAACGATCCAGAGGATATTGATGCTAACACACTTAGAGGTAAGATTTATATCAAACCAACAAGAGCGCTTGAATTTATAGATGTTGAATTCTTAATAACTCCAACAGGAGCATCATTTGAGAATATATAATAAAAAAAATGAAGGGGAAGTACAATTAAGTATTTCCCCCTCTAAGTAAAAATTGAGATGACCCCCAGTATAATGCCAGAACTAAGCAAGTAATAATTGATTATTAATTAAATATTATATATATTATATAATTAACTTATAAATCTTTAAAGATTGCTACCGGTATTACTGGGTAACTAAAAAATAAGGAATAAAAATGACAAAGTCAACTCAATTGACAATAAATTTAAAAATATTTCACTAAGAGATATATTTATAATAAAGAATAACAAAGAAAACAAATATAAAGACATGGCAGATTTACTAATGAAAATGCCGGTTCCTTACGAACCGAAAAGAGTTAACCGATTTATCGTCAGATTTCCATCATCATTGGGAATCAATGAATGGTATGTAACATCGGCAGCGAGACCAAGTGCGAAAATTAGCGCAGTTGAGATCCCATTTTTAAATACCTCAACTTATGTTGCGGGTAGATTCACATGGGACACCCTAAGAGTTAAATTTAAAGATCCTATCGGACCATCTGCGTCACAAGCGTTAATGGAATGGTTTAGATTACATGCGGAATCTGTAACAGGTAGAATGGGTTATGCCGCAGGATATAAAAAAGATATTGAATTAGAAATGTTAGACCCAACTGGTGTTGTGGTTGAAAAATGGATTCTTCAAGGAACATTCATGCAAGATTTGAACTTTGGTGAATTAGATTACAACAATGATGCACTTGCTACCATTGATTGTACATTGAGAATGGATAGGTGTATCCAAGTTTACTAATAAATTAA